CTACTTATTGGTTTATATTGAATCATCTCACCCATTTCAATAAACTCTTGTATATATTCTGAATTTTTTATTTTATCATCAAGTTGTAATATAAATTCTGTTCTGTCTGGTGAAGTTTCTACGAGTTGATATTTCATCTCTTTAATAAATACTTCTTCACGCATAGTCTTATCTGATTCATCACCAGTTGCTTTAAAAAACTTTACTTCATCATTTACTACATCTCTTTCAACTTGACCATCAAAAATTATTCCTTTTCTATCTACAAATTGAGTAGTTTCTCTACCAGCTAATCTTCTAAGAAACTTATATGTAACATTATATTCACCCTCACTAAATCCTAAATCTCTTAGGTGTTGTCCTACATCAAGGTCTATGAAATCCCCGTCATTTTGAAAGTTAACTTCATTAAGACCCATAATTTTACTGATAATGAAACTACCTTCCATATCATAAACATATAGAACCATAAAATCACTTTCAAAGTCTCTACCCCAACTACTATAAACTTTTTCTGGATTAAAGTATTGGTTTCTTTCTTGTTGTGTAAATCCGTATTCTAATGCCATTATTTTTCATCTCTCTGGTATGGAAAACCTAATTGTAACCAAATCTCTTGTCCTCGTCTTGTATGATATAATTGTTTGTTAATTACATCATCATACTGATAACCGGCTAAATCTTTTTTTAATGAACGATAGTTGTGTCTATGACTTCTACCACCACCTGGTCTTTTCTTTTTACCTTTTTTTGTGAATTTTTTTACTTTAATTTTGTCTTGTCTGAATGCTTTCCAACCTTCTACATTTTTACCACCGATAGGACCCTCAGTTTTAAAAAATGTATTTAATACTGAGTGTAGTTTATCGGTTGACATATCTGGTGTAAATTCTTCATTAAAGTAAATATTCATAACTTGAATTAGATTATCTCTTTTTGTCAGTTGGAATTCCACCTCTTCGTCTGTTGCTTCGTCGATAACATCATTTTCTTCCTCATCATCTTCTTCCTCATCTTCTTCTGGTTGAAAATAATAAGTAAATTCATTATCTATTTCTCCTTCAAAAAAGTATTGTGCATTTTCTAAACGAACTTGTTCAAACTCTTCTTCTAATGAAACACCAATCATTTCACTTTCAAATGAAACTAAAAATCCCTCATCATCTCTAAGTGGTGTATTGGCATCTATTGAAGCAGAAATAGATTGTTGTTGTTTTAAAAATTCTATTTCTTTTTGATATTCTATTTCAGCACCATTAAGTATGTTGCTGTATAGTTTAGATTTTTTTGCTGCTTCACTTGGTAAATATGGCATTGTTATCTCACAACTCTAAATTCATAATTGTCATCATAGTAATTTATTTGTTCGTCAGTTGTTCCACTTCCACTAACTACCTTAACACAAAAACGATAATTTCTTTCTGCTTGAAATGCATTCATTTGAACTCTAAAAAAGTTTCCGTCTGAATCACAACTAATTCTTGAACCACTACCAAAAGGTATAATTACTTCTTCGGTATCAGCGTCTCTTACTTCATATTCTACTGAAGCACTTGGTAAATATTTAACACCCAATTCACTTGGTGTTGCGCTAAAACTTGATGAAGGATAAAGTTCTCTACCAACTACTCTAAATTTTACAATTGACTTTTCTTTGTATTCTGTTTTCATATTTTTAAAGTAAACTTTTAATCTTTCTAAGTCTGTTGAACTTAAAGCAGATAAACTTCCTGTTGACCAAGAACTATCGTCCCACTCTGCTTCTAATTTAGGTGGGTAGATTGTATGGGTTTCTCTTGAGAAATATTGTAGATTTCCTAATCTTGAACTATCACCCTCTTGTCCGGTATTAAAGTCAAACATAGATGAACTTGGGTGGTCTCCATAAGAACCACTATCTTCTCTTTTGACTATAAAACCATTATTAGGATAAATTGAACTTGAATATATAAAGTTGTTTACCATATCGGTAACATCTGCCCTAACATCTTTTTTATCAAATGTTAAGTTGTATGATGATGACACTTCGTATTGTCCACTACTCGCCGTAAACCAAGAACCACCGTCAGTCAATACTGAACCCGTTACCCAAGGTGTTTTTGCCTCGTGGTCACGATATTGATAGGTCGCTCCATTTTGTGTTACTGGGTCGTGGTCAAGTTTTCCTGAACCTTGTTTCCAACTACCACTAACCATATAAATGTGTAGTGATTGTTCAACTTCAACTTCATCTGATGTTGCGTCAAATAAATTTAAATAATATTTTGCCGTAGAAGGTATTTTTCCGTCTTGAACTGATTTAGAAATAAAACTTAAATCAAAATCAATCAATACTCTTGATACATTTCCTACCGTACCATTATTGTTTACAACTTTATTTATTTCTAATATTTCATCAATACCCGTATTTCTGGAAGCTGTTGTTCCACCAGAATAAAGTGTTGTATCTCTTTTTCCAAATTCAAAATAATGCATTATCTATCTCCCACTACTCTACCCTCAATATCTGTATTAGGGAATTTAAGTTCAAATATACTTGGGTCTAATGAAGGATAAACGATTCCTTCTTTTGTAGCAGAAATCATATCATAAATATTACCACTATATCCAAGACCAGTTTCAAATTTATTCTCAATAAGTATAAGTTCGTTGTTTGGATTATTTTCTGCTGGTGGAACTAATGATACCACACCCTCACAAGTGGAAATCTGATATGCTAAATCACTTAATATAATTGGTTGATTGATTTGCCATTTTTCTACTTGAAAGAATTCTTTTACTTTTTGTATTGTTCTAAACAATACATCATTTTTATTATACCCTCTTTTTGTAACGATATTATATTTTACACCAAAGTTAATTATGTATCCGTCTTTAATGTTGATAGCGTCTGTTAATAATCTATATTGAGATAAATATGTTTTAACATTATTCTTTACCGCCCTGTTTAATCTAACTAAACTTTTACTTGAATCGTATCCCAATAAATACATATTTAGTGCTAATGGATTTTTGACTGCAGTTCCTTTACTTCTCGTATCAACTGTTATACCATCATTAATAACTAATTGTCCATTCTGTTCTAATTGTTCGTCTTGAACAATAAATGCTTTTGCTACATTACCATACTTTTGTGGTAAAGAGTAAACTCTTGTTATGTAATCAGCTTTTGTTACTGCTCTATTTTGTGCATTGAAATAAGCAGATGCATTTTGCTTTATTTCTGTAATGGTTTCTGTTGAAGCACCACCCGAAGCTGGTTCTTCATTAATAGCTGTAATACTTGATTCTACCGCACTTAGTAAGTCAGCGTCTAATCCAAGTGTATTATTAGTATATGATAATCTGTTAAATGATGTTATACTATTTGTTGATACATTGTGTTCTACTGCTCCACCATAATTATAAGTTATGGTAAGTGTTGTGTTACTTGGAGCTAATCCGAACGTTCTTGTTTTTAAGAAATTACTTGGGTCAAATGCTTCATCTAATCTTGAAACACCTAATCCTAATCTTGAACCGACATTATCAGGATTTGGAATGATTTCTTCATCTGCATTATCACTAACTCCGGAACCAAATAATAATTCCATTTTATTATCATCACGAACTCTTGTTGTGAATCGTCTTGCAGTTTTAATTAACTTTAATAAGTATGGTGTATCGGTTTTGAACTCAGCTAACGCTGGGTCATTGAGTGTTGAATTTTCTTCATCTTCAAACACCGTATCTTGTGCTAAGAAAGGAACTTCGTAGTATTTATTATTTTCACTATCTGTAACTTCAACGACACTTGTAACTTTATTATTTGATAAAACTATTTTATCAAATTCTTTTGCATTTGTAAATGAAAAAGTTTCCTCTTCCCTAATACCAGATTGCACCATTCCTCTTTTAGTTAATCTAAAGTTTGTAGGAATATTACCTGATGACGGTTGTAATGCTTTTACTTCCATAGTGTCTAATGAACTTGACACTTTAAAATCAATATCATCTAATAATGTAAATTCTGTTCCATTGTTTGCTACCAGAGTTGAGTTAGATTCTATCTTACCAGCGTAATCTAAGTCTGGTTTATAATTATCAGAGTCAATAGCTACTGCTGGAACATCTATACTAAATGTCATCTCAACCATAGCAGGTGATGCTAATCTTGGTTTATATCCATATGATTGTGCAATCGCTAAAACATTTTTTCTTTCTTCTGCGAACTGAATTAAAGTTTCTCTAAATTGATTATCAACATAGTAGTTTAATACATCTCCGACATACGCTGCCATTTCAACAAACATCATACCTGGTGATGCTTCATTAAAGTCATTGTATTGATTTGGGAAATAGGATTTCGCAAACTCTATTAAGTTTTCTCTAATATCTGTAAAGTCTCTACCGAGATAACTTACTTCTTTTGATAATATTTTTTTATTTGTTCCGTAGTCGGACATTTCTATTCTCCAATTCTAAAGTCAAAGTTTAATAATTCAATTGTATCTGGATTAAGTGCAACTGAAAACTCAACCTGAATATTGACTTGATTTCGTTCTTGTGTAGTGAACACGTTTATAATGTTAATATAAGGTAAAAAGGTATCGGCAGCTATTCGAATAGATTCTTCAACTCTATTAGGAATATCTTGTCCTTGTTCAAAGACAATGTTTTTTAAACGACTCCCAAAGCTTGGTTGAAAGATTCTTTCACCTGGTGTAGTAAGTAATAAGTTTCTAAGATTTGCCTTTGATTGTTCTAATACGGTTTTCGTTTTATAAAAAAATCCCTCTGGACTATGGTCCAACGGAAATCTTATTCCGACATACTTGTCTTCATTTCTGTCTATTTCTCTTACGCTTCTTGCCATTTTTTATTAAGGTCTAAAATTACCTTCACCACTTTTCTTTTTATTAATTGCTTTCATCAATCCAGAATAATCACGAGTCAATGCATTTTGTACATCTTCAGGAACTGCGTCTACCGAAACACCTGCTTTTTTGATTGAGTCAACTGCTGCCATTTCTCTTGCTTTTTCTTTATTCTGTCCTCTGCCTAAATCACCATAACCTAAGACTTCTGCCATATTATCACTACCTAATATTCCACCACCTAATGTAGGATATTCATCTTCCATTGGTGCACCTAATGGTTTGGTTTGGTTCAATACTTCATTTAACGCTGTGTTTTTTGTGTATTGTTTTTTAGGTTTATTGATAACCCTTTTAGGTTTGGGTTTAGAAATCGTTTCTGCTAATTTGATTTCTTTTTCTTCATTAATAAATATCTCGCTCAGTTGTTTTTTAACTTCTTTACGGACAACTAATTCAATTATATTTCTTAATTTATTTTTGTTCATTTTTAACTCCTTGCTGCTTTAAATAAATTTTTATATGACCTTGCTGTGTCAGCTGAACCGACAACACTATTCAAATCTGAAACTTGGTTTTCAAAACTACTTAATCCACCATTACTGATATACCTTTCTAAATCTTTATCACTTGGATTGTCACCAAGTACACTTCTTAAATCTGCTACACCATCAAAACTATCAAAACTTCCATCATCTATTAGGTTTTTAACACTACCTACATCTGGTGGTGATTGTGATAATGTACTTTGTAATTCAGATGCTTTCTGTATTTGTTCTCCAACTGACTTTTCTAACTCTTCTAATTTTTTAATTTGTTCGTCTGTGATATTTGCTATATCACCAATGATACCACCAAATCCAGCCGGTATCGGTAAAACCGCTTTTATCTCTTCTATGGTTTTTGTTTCCATTATGTATTGACTTAAAAATTCTAAATTAATAGTAGCGTCTACAAATTGTTGTGCACCTTTCAATCCTTTAACAATATCTTTTACGCCAGAAGGTAATGTAGCTGGACTTGATAATTTAGGAATACCAATTATCAGCGCTTGAAATATTTTTTGTATTCCCGTAACTTGTTTTAAAAATCCTATCATATCAAGTTGTCCAAATGGGAATCCATCTTTTGTTCTGGTCAATAGTGTTCCACCATTTTTAATATCAAGGTCTATTATACTATTTCTTGGTCTCAATCTAATTCTATCTGCTGCTTCTATTAAGACATCTCCTTCGTCTGAATCAATAATTATATCTTTTTTTGCTAACAAATCTAATTCATCTGTATTAGCTGTTATTTCTATTCTATCAGAATTAAGTAATGTTGTTGGAACTTCTTCAGTAGTCATAGAGATGAAAGAAGTATCATTATCAATAGTGATTGTTCCATCATAATTTTTATCACTACCCAATCTAATAAAATTACTAAATCTACCTTGTAATAAAGTATCACCAACTTTTACATTCATATATGGTGGATTAATATCTATAAATTCTCCATCAATAGAACCACTAACACCCCTTTCAAAATCAAAAGTTTTGTTTTCTATTTTTGTACTTTCGTTAAAAGCTGAAAAGTTTACATTTTTAATATCTTCACTTAATCTTGATAAATAGTAATGATTTCCTTTATACTCCATACCTAACCATAATTCACCTCGTAATGGAAATTGAATTATATTAGAATTTAATGGTAAAAATATTCTATCTTCAACTTCTTCAATTGTATCACCTTGCTCAGATATAACATACCTACCAGTAACTTCACCTACATTGATGTCATCAACACTAACAACTTCAAAGATTTCTAACTCATAAAATTTTTGAGTTTCTTTTAGTTGTGCAAGTATTGCGTATAATTCACCTTTTGTTACTAATGCTCCAGTATCAAAATTTGAATCAAGTCCAGACCCTTCGTCTGTTGTTGTAAATGCCATTAGTTTTCCTTACTGATAGAACTTTCTATTTCGTCTTTTTTGATTTGTAACTCCTGAACATCTGATTCTATTGCATTCATCAATTGTTCTTTTTCTGCTTCTGATAAACCGAACTCACCTTCATCAGCTGATATTCGTTTTTCGGCTGCTGTAATTCTTTGAACGATTGTTGCCAACTTAACAAGTTGTTCGTCGTTCTTTACATTGATTTCTAAATACTCTTTTAGCATAGGGATAATTTGAACGGCTGTATCTCCGTCTTTGATAAATCCCACTACCTCTTTCATCAATACTTCTAATTGTGTTTTATTGGTTTTGGAATTATCATATATGTCTTTGAAGACATCTGATAGGGTTTTTCCCTCGAATATTTCGTAATCTTTTGCCATAGTTTTTACCTAACAATAAATAGTAAAATATTAAAAAAAGGGAATATATATTTATATACTGATTGATTTTTTTGATTTTAACTTATAGTTATTACTGAAATCGGTTCTAATGCCGATTTTTATTCATTAAAAGGGGGAAACTAAAATGAAAGACACAATCAAAATGATTATAGATAGTGTATCTGGTTTAAAAGATGTACTATTACATATAATCGGCTTAGGTGTTCTCGTACAATTAGTATTTGTAGGGGGATT